TCATACGATAAACTAAAGTTAACGATAACCTTTAACCAATAAGAAAAACTTATGGCTGGTGGATATAAGCCTGGTGCTGGAAGGCCGCGCAAGATTGCAGATGTAGATTATCAGGATATTCCCAAAGTTCCTGGTGTGCCTTCTGAAGTAGTGGTGCTGGCGAACATTGAAGGAATGTCCCCGCTTGAGTATATGTTGATGGTGATGCGCGATGATGCTGCTGATCCAAACAGGCGGGATCGAATGGCTATAGCTGCTGCGCCTTTTGTGCATTCTAAAGTTGAATCTGCCAAGCCAGGCAAAAAAGAACAGGCAAAGCTAACTGCTGAACGGGCCGATGAAGGAACGGTGTGGGAAAGATTACTAAGTTAGATTGGAATTTATCTTGTAAAGATTGGGCGAACAGGATAAAAAAAAGTGAATCTTTAGTCCCCGATCTACCTTTATTTGAAGATGATGCAAAACGGGCTGAAGCGATATTTAACCATCTTCGATTGCCCGATGTTATTGGCCAGCCTAGGCTAAAAGAAGCTGCGGGCGATTGGTTCCGTGATTGTGTGCGGGTTTTGTTTGGTTCCTACGATGAAGCTAAACAAGAACGCATGGTGCGGGAATTGTTTTTGTTGGTTCCCAAGAAAAATTCCAAAACTTCAAACGGCGCGGCCTTAATGGTTACCGCCATGCTGTTTTCTAAACGCCCAAGGGCTGAATTCCTTTTGGTTGCGCCCACCCAGGAAGTTGCTGATTTAGCCTTTAGGCAGGCCGTGGGCATGATTGAGGCCGATGAGGTGCTTCAGGCTAAGTGTTATATCCAAGATCACATTAAAAAGATTACCTATCGGCCTACTGGCGCTTTCCTAAAGGTAAAATCTTTTGATCCCAAAGTGGTTACAGGTTCAAAACCTTCGGGTGTGCTGTTAGATGAATTGCACGTTATTGCTGAAAGCCACGATGCTGATCGGGTGATAGGCCAGCTTAGGGGTGGCCTTGTTAGCCAGCCTGAAGGCTTTCTGGTAACGATTACCACCCAATCTGAACGCGCACCTTCGGGTGTGTTTCGTGCTGAACTAATGAAAGCCAGAAAAGTAAGGGATGGCGAACTAAAAGCGCCCATCCTGCCAGTGCTTTATGAATTCCCGCCTGGGGTGGATTGGCGTAACACTAAAAACTGGCACATGGTTACGCCTAACAATGGCCGCAGCGTTTCCGTTGATCGGCTAATCCCTGATTTTGAACAGGCCGAGGCCGCGGGCGAAGAAGAACTAAGGCGATGGGCTTCCCAGCACCTAAATATTGAAATTGGGCTGGCTTTACGATCAGATCGGTGGGCTGGTGCTGATTTTTGGGAACAATGTTCAGGAAAACTTACTAATTTAGATGATTTGATAAGTAGGGCTGAAGTAATTGATGTGGGGATCGATGGCGGCGGGCTTGATGATCTTTTAGGTTTGGCGGTAGTTGGCCGATGCAAAACCACCCGCAAATGGTTGCATTGGGGCCGTGCCTGGGCGCATCCAAGTGTAGTAGAACGGCGCAAAGGTGAGGCGCGGCGGTTTAGGGATTTTGAAAAAGATGGCGATTTAGTATTTGTGGAAAACATTGGCGATGATGTTTACGAAGTGGCACAGATTATTTACAAGATTGAAGAATCTGGGCTGTTAGATAAGATTGGCGTTGACCCGCATGGGTTGGGTGGAATACTTGATGGGCTGATAAACGCAGGGGTTCCGCAAGAAAAGATTATAGGAATATCGCAGGGATGGAAATTAACTGGTGCAATAAAAACTTTGGAGCGTAAACTTGCTGAATGTGGTGTAATTCACGCCAATCAATCTATAATGGCGTGGAGTGTATCTAATGCAAAGGTTGAGCCAAGGGGAAATGCTGTGCTAATAACTAAACAAGCGGCAGGATCGGCAAAGATTGATCCCTTGATGGCAATGTTAAACGCTGTGAGCTTGATGTCATTAAACCCCGAATCGCAGGGAACTTTAGATGATTTTCTAAGCGCACCTTTAAGGATTTGATATGGCTTTCTGGTCAAAACTATTTACTTTTGGGATTGCCGGCCGCAGAAATCCAGGCTTGCAGCAATCTTCAGCAGGTTCTTATACCGTTTCCAATGTAGTAGTAAACGAAGATACAGCCTTAAAACTTTCTGCAGTTTGGGCGTGTGTTCGCTTACTCGCTGAAACTGTTGGCGGGCTTCCCGTTAATTGTTACCGAAACAACCCAGATGGAAGCCGTGAACTGGATAATTCGCACCCCTTAGCGGTGCTTTTTAACGGCAAACCTAACCAATACCAGAATCACGTTGAATTTTTTGAAACGATGACGATGCAACTTGCCCTTCACGGCAACGCGTATTCTGTGATTCAGCGTTCAGGTAATCGGATTGTTTCGCTAACCCCAATGATGGCCGAACAAATGGAAGTTACTTTGCTAACCGATGGTTCGATTGTTTATCGGTATATCAGCGGGTCAAATGTTACGGTTTATGCCCCAGAATCTATCTGGCACATTAAGTTAATGTCTAATGGTGTAGTAGGTTTATCGCCTTTAGCTTATGCCCGTACTTCAATTGGCATAGGAATTGCTTCGGAAGATCGGGTAAAGGCGCTGGCAAAGAATGGATTCAAGCCCACGGGTATACTAACGATTGATAAACTGCTAAAGCCTGAACAGCGGGCAGCGATCCGGCAGCAGTTTGCGGATCTGGCCGAAGGCAGCGATGATCCCCTTCGGGTGCTTGAAGCTGGAATGCAGTATCAGCAAATTTCTATGAATCCCAAAGATGTGCAGCTTTTAGAAACCCGCCGGTTCCAGATTGAAGATATTGCCCGCTTTTTTGGGGTTCCAAGTGTGCTGATTAACGATACATCTGCATCAACTGTCTGGGGTTCAGGGGTTGAACAGATCGTTCAAGGCTTTTATAAATTGGGTTTGCGGCCTTACCTTGAAAGATATGAAGCCAGCATTAAAAACAGCCTTTTAACCGCTGGGGATCGTTCTAAATACGATTTTGAGTTTGATTTTGCCGCTTTGTTGCGTGGCGATGAACAAACAAGGTTCCAAACATACAAAGAAGCGGTGCTAAATGGGCTAAAAACCATCAATGAATGCCGCAGAATTGAAGGTTTGCCATCAATTGAAGGCGGTGATATAGCCTATATGCAAGGGCAGATGACCCCGATTACGCAGCTTGGCATGGAACCTGAACCCGTAGAAATGCCAGATGTGGCCGGAATTGAAGCTAGAATGGATGAACTTTTGCGGATTGGCAGGGATAAAAAGAACGAAAAACCCATGCAAATTGATCTGCGGCCCGATATAAAGATAGAATCTTCCCCAGTTTCTGTAACTTTGAACCCCAACGAAGAACAGAAAAAGCAGAAAAAAGTGATAAAACTAATCCGCGATGACAAAGGCACGGTTTTAGGTGCTGAAACTATTAACGAAGGGTAAAAAATGGCTATTACTACAGCAATTTGCAATTCTTTCAAGAAAGAAATCTTGGAAGGCGTTCACGCAAGCGGTGACACCTATAAGGTGGCATTGTTTACCGATGCTGCCACATTAGGCGCAAGCACAACGGCTTATTCCACCAGCAACGAAGTGCCAAGCACAGGCAACTACAGCGCTGGCGGGCTTACGCTTGCTGGGTTCACTACGGGCCTTGATGGTTCCACCGCTTATCTTACGTTTACCGATCCACAATGGACATCGGCAACGATTACAGCGCGTGGATGCTTGATTTATAACTCAAGCAAATCAGATAAGGCCGTGGCCGCTTTTGATTTTGGCCAAAACGTAAGCAGCACAAACGGAACCTTTACGATTGATTTCCCTGCTGCTGGCCCATCAAGCCTGATCCGTATTGCTTAAATGAAAACTGCTTTATGGAAAGTGTGGACTTCTGAATCGGTCTACGATTCCATAAAGCATAAGGTTTCAGAAATTCCGCACGATGTTCAAATCGTGATGTATTACCTTGATTACCCTAAAAGGCATGTAGAAATGGGCGAAGATTCTTATATTGTTGACGGAGTAACGCTTCATGGTAAATACATGGATGAAAGCAAATTCTGGAAAATTTCTGATAAAGCAATGGCAGATATGGAATGGCCTAAATAATGCCCACGCTTTACTATTTATCGGCCACTGATAGTGATCTTTCCGGCGGCGCTGATTTTAACAAAAAGTTAGTTGAAACCAGCCCAGCATCGGGAACGCAAACACTATCGTTTTCTGCAAGCCAATCAAAAACAAGCTACGGATTTGCTGAACCAAGCGAACCTGGAATTTTAGGCGTTTCAGGTGACTTTACTGTTACGGTAAACATTCCAACTACAAACGTTCAGGGCCGGTTAGCAATTAGCCTTTCGCGTGTAAATAGTTCTGGAACGGTTCAATCTACCAGTAGCGCAACAGCAGAACAAACTACAAATTCAGCAACCTTAACATTTAGTTTAACTGGGGTTGATCTTGGAACTTGGGTTTCAGGGGATAGGTTAAGGGTAAATTACCTATTTAGAAACAATAACAATATGAACCAATCATGGGCGATTGGTTACGGAACTGTTTCTAGTGTAGATACACCGTTTGGCGTTCAAAACGCAACAGCCAATGTAACTGGCGTTCAGGCAACATCTGCGGCTCAATCAATTACGGCGGTTGTGCCTGTTAACGCAATTGCTGAAGTTACTTCTGTTCAAGCAAACACAGAAATACAAACAATTTCAGTAAATATATCTGCAACTGCAAGCGTAACAGGGGTTCAGGCAAATTCTGCTGCGCAAACAGTAACGGTTTTAATCAATGTATCAAAAGCGGATGTTAGCCCTGTTCAGGCTATCGCGCTGGGTGGTTATTTTGTGCAATCTAGCCCAGATTGGTATGCATGGTTTTTTGATCGTGATTATGTTTTGTTTGGTAGTGGAACGGCTAATTATGAACAAGAAGGTGTTCAAGCCCAATCCGAAATTGAAGAAGTTCAGGCTTTTGTTGCACAAAATGGCTTTGTAGAAATAACAGGCATTGAAGTAAACGCCGAATCAGAAGAAATAATTGCCAAAGGTAGTTCTTTTGTTACTTTAGATGGCCAACAGGTTGAAATATTTGCACAAACCATAACTGCAAACGCCGGTTCTTCAATAGAAATAAACGGTGCTGAAGCAATCGCACAAGCCAAAGAAATAACAGCAACATCAAGTTCCGTAATTGGCTTAAACGGGCAAGAAGCCCAATCAAGCGCCGAAAATATAAACGCAAACGTTAGTTCATTGGCATCATTAGTCGGAATTGAAGCGCAAGCTCAAGCCGAACCTATAAACATAGCTGGCACTTCGTTTATTCAGGTAAACGGATCAGAAGCAATTTTTGCCGCAAACGAAATATTTGCAACCGCAGCATCTACCGCTGCTTCTGGTAGCGC